ACCGCATGCCGAACCGTCAACTTTATTTTTAATCGGATTCCGGTAATAACCAAAATCCATTCGATTCATTCCCGGATATGTAACAGGTCCCGGATTGATGTTCAACCATTCTTCTACTGCTTCCAAACTACACGGAAGACCGATATCACTTGCTGTCTGAGAATGAAAACATTTATTCTCTATGGTCAAATTTCCGTTTATGAAATAATGTCTTTCAAACCGCGTGAAGTAATTCGTATCTCCGACTTTCTTCACTGTCAGAAAAGCTATATCATTCGGTTTTCCATCATCTCCAAAGCTGATTGGAATGATCTTATCCGCAGATATAAATTCAGCAGTAGCTTCTCCGAGCGGTTTCAGGACAAATGATCCAAGTGCAAGACCTTCCTGTAGATTCTCATTCAGACTTGAAATATTCTTCTGATAAATCTTGTCCAGCCGCTCATTGCTAAGGTTCGTTTCCATCTCTACCAAAACACAATCTGCAAATTCCCTACAAATACCCTCTTCTATGCCCAAAGACACAATACTGTCAGTGATCCAGTCTGCCTGTCCATTCAGCATCTGTTTCCACTGGTTTATGGCATTGATCATGTTGTCAGAAAGAGTAATATCCTTACCAACGATCTGTTTTAATGTCGTATATCCAAACATACGCATAAATCCTTTCCAAAATCTTTTTAATCCCTCAAACATCTTCCACCTCTTCAATCAGGTATTTCATATCACGCTCGATCGTGTATTCAAACGCATCCAAACTGTCGATATCTGTGCTGCCATCATCCAGGCGATCATCCTTATCTTTCACATCCTTATTCCAAACTGCATCCGAAAATGCCGTCTTCAAGCTTTCGCAGTCTTTTGTAATAAAAAACCGCCCTGCTCCCATGAGCTTGACGGTACATCTGATTCTGTCATTTATCGTTGCTTTTTTTGCCTTACGAACCGATATCCAAGGATACTGTTTCTCCACTGCGTTCCGAATAGAATTTCCAAGAACCGTCTCCGCATTATCATAATAAACGGTTTCCACATTGCAATATTCCACATAATCTCCGTGTCGGATAACAACCCCATATTCTTCAATCACTTCTCCAACAAAGTCGCAAAACATCTTGTCCAGCATATTGCTGTCTATATCCTCATTTTCATCCTTTGCCATGATTCTACGGGATTTTAGTGCAATTACATCTCTGTAATTGTCTGTATATCCTCTGGCAACAAAAGAATGACCGGACTGATTTCCACCGAAGTCTAAACCAATCTCTATTGATGTGATATCTTCCTTCCTGAACTGCTTCACTTCTGCATCCGGATTCAGCTCTTCCACAACTTCACATCGGTATGCATCCGGATTATCCGCAAAACGCTTATAGATTGCCCCCTCTGCACGTTTCCACATTCCTAGTATAAGCCGATCATAATAGATTGTACCCTCGTATTCTTTGCAGAGCTGCTGCACAAATTCTTCTGGCAAGAAAGGATTGTCAAAAATGGTGTATCTCTGCAAATAAATATCCAGCTCTATGTTATCCAGAAACTCTTTTAGCCAGTGTGTAGGATGCTCCGGGTTACATGATCCATCAAAACAGGAATATGGTTTATCAAGACGAGATTTCAACATTTGGAACACTTCCTTGTTCCACTTTGCCACCTCGTCTCCGTAGCAGTACTTAATGGATGCCCCTTGAATCTTTGCCACCTGACTAATTTTCTCTGCTCCTAGACAGTAAACATCCTCTCCACAGATCCGCGCTACATTCCGGTTGTTAATCGTTCCGATCAACTTGTCTGTGTAAATCTCTCGCATCGGCTGCAAAACATTTCGTTCGATAGACTCTTTCGATACGCCAAGAATCACATTTAATCCTGGCTTGCCTGCACGCTCTCTGATCCGGAAAGGAATCACAAACGCAGTGTCGACATAAGACTTTCCGGATCGCACAGCTCCGGATTTAATATTCCAACGATGCGTCGCATTCACAATATACTCATTCTGTTTCTTGCTTAACTGCATTATCACGCACCTCTTTTAGTATCTGATCCAGTTTATCAAGAGCCTCTTCCGTTTCATTTTCACCAGTAACCGCCTGCTTGCGTGCTTTCTTAAGCTCTGTATCTGCTTCACGGTTCAACCGGTTCTCGTCAGGTTCAGAAGACTGGCCAGAGTATTTTGCAACAAAGGTGGCTGCCTTCGTATCTCCAGCCAACGCCTCTTTAATCTGCGCCATCAAAAGAGCTGACTCTAAAGTACACTCAACACCAAGTGCCTCTAGAACCGGCTTCCATTCTTCACTATCTATTTCAGCAGTAAGCAGCATGTTCAGCGTCTTCCGGAAATCTGCTTTCCGACGCCTCGCTTCTCCGCTTGCTTTACCTCCTTTTGATGTAATAATCCGTAGTTCGTCCGTTGTTCGATGATCAAATCCTTTATCTTTTATGTTTTCATAATTCGCCACGTCACCACCTTCCTCTACTTAAAATTTTGCATTAGAAAAGCACCCTTTCGGATGCCTTATACCTGTCTGTTCTTCGGCTCCACCGCTTCAGACCGGACATTGTGTGTCTGGTTCTGATTCTCCGGTTTTACCTTTTCCGTTATGCTGTTGAACTTATTCAAGTTCTTCTGTCTGTTTTCCTGCTCCTGCTGCTTTTTGTTCATACCATCACCTCGGGGATAGTATGTGCACAGGAAATGGAATTATGTATGAGAAAAGCACCCCGAAGGGTGCTATTCACAATTTATATAACTAGAGAATTAGTTAGCACTTTTTGTTATTCCAAGAACGCTCATAATCGCATCCTGAAGCAATTTTGAATAGTTGATTCCAGCTTTTTCTGCTTCCACATTCATCCAGTATGGAATCGTACAATTTTTCTTTACCGCTTTGTTATCCACCTTTCTTCTGTATTCCACAAAATCAACATCAACTAATGTTACAATATCTTCTTTTGCCGCATTAATTCCTGCAATATTGGGTTCCGGAAGTACTTTTCCTTCATCCATCAAGTCTATTCCCATGAGACCGATTGCATCCCTTGCCATTTCCATTGCGTCTGCAATATCCATTCCCTGTGTCGCAATATCAAAATCCGGGATCTCCACATAGAAAAATCCATCATCTTCTTTCGATATTACAACAGGATATGCCCTTCTTCCTTCTTTCATTGTGATTCCTCCTCCACACATATAAACGCGTTCTCACTTAATAAAACTTCAAGAAAGTGGGACTATTTCAGTCCCAACTTCTTAATAATGTTTCTTGCAAGTCTCTCGTTGATATCTGGATGTCTCGGAATGGGTTCGCTCCTATGACCATCCGTATATATGTCATGGTTTCCACCATTTCTCTTTATATACCACCCGTTATCTTCAAGCAACTTAACTAATTCTCTACGTTTCATTAAGCAAGCTCCTTTCTCTTTATACGTATATTATACGCATAAATATATCCATTGTCAATAGTAAATACGCATTTTATACGCATTTCTTTAAATCAAAAAACGCCCCGCAAATGCAGGACGTCTTTACTTGGTTTATGCAAGAGTAGGGGGAAGAGCCGCAGGCGCTTTGCCTTTTGGCTCTAGAATAATTATAGCATATTATTTTTGTTAATTGTGTTAATCTTTCAAATACCCATTGATTATCTGGGATATTCTCGAACGACTATATCCCGCTATACCCGCAACCTCCCTCTGCTTTTTCCCATCTATGTAAATCAACTCGAATATCTGCCGGTCTCTGCTGTCCGGAATCTCTGCAATGAACTGCTCAATCTCTGTAATCAGGCTCTCTACCTGCTCTCTGCGTTGCTTCCGGATCCGCATCTGCTTGCTAATCTCATCCGCCTCTTTCGGCTCATCCATCTGAACCGTCATTCTAACTTCCGTATACGGGAAATCCTTGCTTGACCCAACCACTTTTCCTAACACTACCGGAACATTCTCCTGTCGCTCATACAGCCTGTCCAGTTTTCTGTCGATCAGCTCCAGCTCTTTCTTCAGTGGCCGTAACTGGCTGAGTTTTTTCTTGTCCACCCGCATCACCCCTTAATCCACATCGTCTCTGTAAATATTCCCACGCTGTCTCCCGCCGGATCTGCTGCCCCTGCGCCCGGATCAGCGCGGCAGCGCTAGGTTCGTTTGTATTGCTCAATGTATCAGCTCCTTTTTCGGTCTGCCACGTTTCCGCATCCCTTTTAATCCATACGCTTTCACTCCAGCTATAACCGTTGCTACTGATATGTCTAACAAATATGCTATTTCTACGTTCGACTTTCCTTCATTCACGTATTTTTTCAGTTTCTCTACGTCGTAACACTTTCTGTACATTCGTTTCCGTGATTCGTCTTTTCCCGCATCGCTTTCCATTTTTACCTCTCCATTAAAATCAACTTAATTCAACCGATCTAACGGACATTCGC